CAACACCTTAATCGCATTCAGAGCCTATGTGGTCCAGCACAATGCTGGCCATGATCCTCTGTGTGTCAAAGGTGTTGTTGGCTGTTGCACCAAGAGTCATTGTTACCGTGCCTCGCGTTGGAACGATCCGACAGTCATCAATCAGAATGTGGTCAACTCGACACTGAGTTATGTTTTTCAACAACTATTACTCAGAGACCACTTCACTAACACCACCATCCCTGATCAGGTTGGTGTACGACCGGGAAACGATCAAGCCGCTGCTCCAAATACAACCCGGAGCAGCGGTCTCTAGAACGGGTGGTTCTAGAGATTTGTGATGTGGATGGCTTTGACATCCACAAACGGGTCCCATTCTACTCGAATGGGCATTTCACTTGCACAAGTGAATGGTGGACTGCGGATGGCGAACTGGATTTCCAGACTGAACGCCCCGATTACACCCGTGATTATGTCAAAGCCAAAGGAGAAAAAAGAGATGGAAGTTATAGAACTGCATTTGGACCAACCGTCCATCATAATGGCAAGATCTATGGAGATTGTGATCACAACATGTCCATGGCATTACGCCGTATGACCGCCCTCCGAAAGCCACCTGACTGGTTCCAACCACTAATTGGATCCTCTTGGGCAGAGCAGAAAGGTCGTTATCATGCATATGAAGCATTCATGTCCAGCAACCAGAAGAAGTTTTTTGAAGACGAAGCCCCATTTTTCAATGGGCTAGCCGATTTATACAGGCCACACTTCGATTCATACCTGGGAGCTGAGATAGAGTGTTTAGAACACTATGACGATGTACACAAGAAGAGAGCATTGCGTGTTCAAGGTAAAGACGAATTATTCGGCATGTACCAAAAACACACTGTGTTCAAAGACTCTTGGTGCGACACCATCCTCTATAAGATGAAGAAAGACGAAATAGCGAAGATCAACAAATATCCTCGCGCGATTGGTGACCTCGGTGTCCATGCTTCATTGCTTGGATTCAGGTCTACACACTTCATGAAGAAAGCTCAGGCTATTGAGACTTTTGTGAGTAACGGAATAAAAATCCAATTCATTAAAGCACCAACCCCTGACGCGCTCATCGAAGTGTTCACCAACTTGCTAAACCCTCCAGAACGTGGGTATTTCGCTTATTTTTCCGACGACTCGTGCTTCTCGATTCGAGTCAACGGAGAGGTATTCATTTTCAACGTCGACATCTCCGCCTGCGACGCCTCACACACCAACGCCATATTCCAGACCTACAAGAACCTATATCCGCCTCAGTGCACAAACGATGTAGGAGGACTACTTGACCAGTGCTGCCAGCCGATAACTATCGCCTCA